TCAGTCAGAAGTACAAAAGATTCCTGACATTGTACAAGAACATTTAGATAATACAGGTTCTCATGTGGCTTTTATGCCTAATGAAGGACCACAAACAGAATTTTTAGCTGCTCCAGAAAAAGATGTTTTATATGGTGGTGCAGCAGGTGGTGGCAAAAGTTTTGCAATGCTAATAGACCCACTAAGGTATTGTCATAAGAAAGCTCATAGAGCTTTAATACTTAGAAGAACAATGCCAGAGCTTCGAGAGCTAATAGATAAATCTCGTGAGATATATCCAAAAGCTTTTCATGGAGCTAAATTTAAAGAAGTTGAGAAAGTATGGACCTTTCCCAGTGGAGCTAAAGTAGAGTTTGGTTTCTTAGAAAAAGAATCAGATGTCTATAGATACCAAGGACAAGCATATTCTTGGATAGGTTTTGATGAGATTACTCATTTACCTACAGAGTTTGGTTGGAATTACTTGGCATCTCGTTTAAGAACGACAGACCCTGAAATAGAAACCTATCTCAGATGTACTGCGAACCCCGGTGGTTCTGGTGCAAGTTGGGTAAAAAAACGATATGTAGAATCTGGGGAACCAAATACAACTTTTATGGGTTCTGATGGTCTAACAAGAAAATTTATTCCTGCTAGACTTTCTGATAACCCCTTTCTCGCTGAGGATGGTAAGTACGAAAAGATGTTGCTTTCGTTACCTCCAACTCAAAGAAAGCAACTTCTTGAAGGAAACTGGGATGTTGCAGAAGGTGCAGCTTTTGCTGAGTTTGATGTAGGCTTACATGTAATACCACCTTTTGAAATACCAGTTTGGTGGGAAAGAGTAAAAGCGATTGACTATGGTTACTCTTCTGAATCATGTTGTTTATGGGGAGTAGTTAACCCAGAAGATAAAACTCTTATAATATATAAAGAGTTATATCAAAAAGGTTTAACAGGTGAAGCTTTAGCTCAACGCATACATGAACTAGAAGAGAATGAAACAAGGTCTATTCCGGGTGTGTTAGATACAGCAGCTTGGGCTAAAACAGGTTATTCTGGTCCTACTATAGGTGAAATGTTAATAAAAGCAGGACACAAGTTAAGACGAGCAGATAAGAACAGAGTTGCTGGAAAAGTACAAATACATGAGTATTTAAAAACTACACCTTCAGGTAGACCAAGGTTACAGATTTTTAATAGCTGTGTAAACTTAATACGAGAGTTACAAAGTTTACCTTTATCAAAATCTAACTCAGAAGATGTAGATACTCACGCATCAGACCACGCATATGATGCCTTAAGGTATATGATTATGAGTAGACCTAAACTTGATAATCCATTTGAAAGAATGGCTAGAATAAAAGGTGAGAGAAACTTTAATCCAGCAGACTCAACATTTGGATATTAATAGATGGAAGAAGATAACAACAATACTTTTTTAAATGCTGACAACATATATGAAGATGTTGAAGGCGAATCTGGCAAGAATTTAAATCTTATACCAGACCAAAAAATAAATTTAGTTGGCTTAGTACAAAGTCGTTTTGCTTTAGCAGAAGAAGCTAGAGACTCAGATGAAACAAGATGGCTTGAAGCTTATGAAAACTATAGAGGTATTTATGGTAAAAGAGTTAAGTTTAGAGAATCAGAAAAGTCTAGAGTTTTTGTTAAAGTTACAAAAACAAAAGTATTAGCTGCCTTTGGTCAATTAGTAGATGTTCTTTTTGGCACTGGTAAGTTTCCTATAGGTATTCATGAAACTAAAATACCTGAAGGTGAAAAAGATAATGCTTACTTAGATATACAAAATCCTCAACCGGGTCTTGAAATGTCTCAACCAGAAATGTTACCAGATAATATTGGTAATCAAATAGGGGGACCTTTTGATGTCGGTTTTGAGGGTGATGGTAAAGTTTTAAAGCCCGGAGCTACTTTTGGCGATGGCATATTTGATGAAGATGAACAATCTTTAGAAGATAAAGTAGAAGACTTAGGTTTATTACAAGAAGGATTAAGTCCTAATCCACAAACACCTGAGTTATCTCCAGCACAAAAAGCTGCGAGAAGAATGGAAAAATTAATCCATGACCAAATAGAAGAATCAAATGGTTCTTCAGAAATGAGAAGTGCTTTATTAGAATCAGCACTTTTAGGAACAGGAATTATTAAGGGTCCTTTTAATTTCAACAAAACTCTTAATAATTGGCAAATGAATGAAATGGGTGAAAGACAATATTCACCTGTGCATGTTAGAGTTCCCAGAATAGAATTTGTTAGCTGTTGGGATTTTTACCCAGAACCCGGAGCAACAAATGTTGAAGAATGTGAATATGTAGTGCATAGACACAAACTAAATACTTCACAACTTAGGGCATTAAAAAATATGCCTTACTTTGATAAAGAAGCTATTAGAGAATGTATTCAAGGTGGACCTAACTATATTGAAAAAGACTTTGAAAGTCAGTTGAGAGAGGATTACGATACTGACGAAGCATACGCAAACTCATTTGAAGTCTTAGAATATTGGGGGATTATGGATGCTAAGTATGCCGAAGAAGTAGGTATAGAATTAGCAGACGAAATTGATGAGCTTGATGAAGTGCAGATTAATGCATGGATTTGTGGTGATAAGTTACTAAGAGCAGTAATAAATCCATTTACACCATATAGAATACCTTATCATGCTTTTCCTTACGAAAGAAACCCATATAATTTCTTTGGTATAGGAGTTGCTGAGAATATGAACGATTCTCAACAAATTATGAATGGTCATGCTAGAATGGCTATTGATAACTTAGCATTATCAGGTTCTTTGGTATTTGATGTTGATGAATCAGCATTAGTAGGTGGACAATCAATGGAAATCTTTCCGGGTAAAATTTTCAGAAGACAAGCTGGAATGCCGGGACAATCTATATATGGATTGAAGTTTCCTAACACTGCACCTGAAAACATGATGATGTTTGATAGGTTTAGACAACTTGCTGACGAACAAACTGGCATACCAAGTTATTCACATGGGCATACAGGAGTTCAAAGTATGACAAGAACTGCCTCTGGTATGTCGATGTTACTTGGAGCAGCAAGTTTAAATATCAAAACAGTTGTTAAGAATCTTGACGACTTTTTGTTAAAACCTTTAGGAGAATCATATTTCGCATGGAATATGCAGTTCTTTGAAGGTAACTTAGATATCCAAGGTGATTTAGAAGTTAAGGCAACAGGTACTAATAGCTTGATGCAGAAAGAAGTTAGAAGTCAAAGACTGACAATGTTCTTACAAACTGCACAAAACCCAACTATTGCACCATTTGTTAAGATTTCTAAATTGGTCAGTGAACTTGCTTATAGCTTAGATTTAGACCCTGATGAGATTTTAAATGACCCTGAAGAAGCAGCTATAATGGCACAAATAATAGGAATGCAAAATGCTAGACAAGAAATTGGCGAAGAAGTTGAACCTACTGGTGAACAACAAGGACCTATGGGAGGCATTGCTGGAACACCTCAACAACCTCAAGAGCTTGGACCTACAGGCACTGGTGGTGGCAACATCGGAATCGGAAATGCTCCGGTTGCAGGGGAAGATGCGTTCAGTGGTACAGTTGGAGCAGCTCAAGGAGCAGGTGCAGGAAGCCCTGAATAGAAAGGAATAATTATGATGTTAAAAAAAGATAAAGATAGATATGGAATGCAAGAAGGTGGAGCAAAACCAGACTTTTTAGATTTGGATGGTGATGGCAATAAAGAAGAGTCCATGAAAAAAGCTGCTGAAGATAAAAAAGACATGAGAGAACCTAAAGTTTTTGGAGGTCTTGCTAGACAAGCAGCAAGACTTTTATCTAAATCTAGAAGAAGAAATGTTAAACCTGAAAACTTAACTGAAGCTGATATATTAGATTATAATAAACTTGTACCAGATGATGATAAAATACTTATTGGAGATTCTCCTCAACTATTAAATATTGCAGACGAACCTATTTTTCCTAATTTTATTGATGATTTGGATAATCCAGTGACTGTAAAAGATGCTAAACTAAAATTAAAACAATATGAAGAGCTTGTTGAAGAAATGAAAAAAGAACCTGGTTTATTAGTTGGTGGAAGAGGTCTTTATGAGTTACAAGAAGCAGAAAATATAGTAGATGCACTTGAACGAGATATACAAAAATCAATAGCAAGAGAACCTAAAGCAGATGGAGGTCTTGAAGGAAAAAAAGTTGCTAGTGTAGAGTTTGAAGGGGTAGCAGATACATATAAGATAAAAAATCCTAACGATAAATTAGCAGGTTATGATGGTCCCAGAACAAATAAGATAATAAATCCTAACGATTTTACAGCTGTAAAGTATGTTCAAAGCAAATTTTTTGCTACCAAAGATTTAAAAGAAGAAATGTCAGGAATTAGAAAAGAATTTAATAAAGCATTTAGAGAAGCTAGAAATGAAGGTTTAGAAACTTTTATGTTTAGAGGTGATGAATACCATACTAGATTAAAAGAAGAAATGGAAGAAATGAGAGAACCTAAAGTTCTTGGTGGACTAGCTAGAGGAATATCTAAACAACTTCAAAAATTTATATCATCATCAAAGTCAGGTATGAAAACAATACAAGAAGGTATGCAAGAACCTATTAGTCCTAATGAACTAGCTGATGTATTGGAATACAACAAATTAGTTTCAAATCCACAAGATAAAATATTTTATAAAAAATCAGATGCTGATTATAGTTCTTTTTTTACAAATTATATTGATGGAGAAAATTCAGTAATTACTATAAAAGATGCTAAACAAGTATTAAAAGAATCAAAAAAAGATTTAAAACAAAAGAGAAAAGAAGCAAATACTGGTCAAGAGATGGATGAATTAGAGATGTTTGAAAATATGGTATCAGATTTAGAAATTGATATACGAATGATTGAACTTGATGAGCCTTCAATAGACAAAGCTAGAGGTTTATTATCTGAAGGTGGTAATGTAGATAAAGAAATGGAACAATTAAGAAATATGTATGAAGAAGGTGGCGAAGCAAAGATGATACCTGATGAACAAATGGAAGAACAATTTGTAGACTTTGTGATAGATGAAGCTCTATCCGACAAAGAAGAGTCTATGTTAATGGAACAACTGGAAGCTAATCCTGAGTTGAGTATGATATTCGACAAAGTGATTGAAAAAGCTTCGGAGTTTACTGGAGCCGGAGAAGTCGAAGGACCCGGCACTGGGACCTCTGATTCGATACCTGCAAGGTTATCGGATGGAGAATTTGTCTTTACAGCAAAATCAGTAGAGCAGATTGGTGCAGACAACCTCATGAAAATGATGAAGGATGCCGAAGCTGCTTACGATGCTGGGGAAGATAGAGAAAAAATGCAAGAAGGAGGTCTTCAAGAAATGTCAATGGACATGGAAAGAGACATGCCTAACAAAAAAGAAGTTGAAGTAACTTATAATGTTAATCGACCTGAAACTGTTTCTACAGTGCAACCACTGTTAGCAAGAGAACAGGAAGAAGACCTTATAACTCAAAAACTTAAAGAAGATATGTTAGGACCTTCTAAAATGCGTTAAATTTAACCGAAAGGCGACCTTTACAAGACAAGCCCTGCATGTACAGCAGCTACCTTGAAAGATTGTTAAAGCACTTAATAGGAGAATAAGATGGCTAAAAACGAAAAAAAAGCTAACCCATATAATTTAAAAAAGAGTTGGCACAATGTAGAAGATAAACAATTTGTTTCATCTGAAAATGTGTACTTTCCAGACCCCGAAAGTAATAATGTAGAAGAAAATGTTGAAGAGGGGGTAAATGAAGAACAACAAGTTCAAGAAGATTCAAAACAACCCTACAAGCGACCCAACTATAAAAAAAGATATGACGACTTAAAAAAGCATTACGATAGTAAGCTTAGTGAGTTTAAACAGAGAGAGCTTGAACTATTAGAACAAGCACAACAAGGTAAGGTAAAATATACCCCACCTAAATCTGAAGAAGAACTTGCTGATTTTAAACAAAAATATCCTGATGTTTATGATGTCGTAGAAACAGTTGCTAATATGCAAAGCGAAAGCAGAGCAAAACATCTTGAAGAAAAGGTAAAACTTTTACAAGAAAGAGAACAGCAACTTGTTAGATTAGATGCTGAGAAAGCACTACGAGCTAATCATCCTGATTTTGATGATATCAGAAATAGCGATGATTTTCATGAGTGGGCTAAATCTCAACCTGAGTCAATTCAAAACTGGATTTACAGTAATGCAAGTGACCCAGAAGCAGCTAGTCGGGCATTAGATTTATTTAAGTCTGACATGGGAAGTTCAGTTCAAAAACCATCAAGAGGTTCTGAATCTAAGTCTTCGGCTGCCGATATGGTGTCTACTAAGACAACTAATGTCGAGCCACAAGAGGCAAAGATTTGGACACAAAAGGAGATTCTTTCATTATCTCCAGAAGAGTTTGATAGACTTGAAAAAGAAATCGACAAAGCTTGGGATGAAGGAAGAATTAATTAGATTAACTTAATTTTTAACCCAAAGGAGAATAAAAATGGCACAGTATTTTGAACCTAGTCCAGATACAAATGCAAACTTCGGTAACTCTGTGAGTGGTCAAGCTAATAGTTTCTTTTTACCTCAAATTTATTCTGCTAAAGTATTAAACTTTTTCAGAAAAGCGAGTGTAGCAGAAGCTATTACAAATACCGATTACTCCGGAGAAATTTCAAACTTTGGTGACTCTGTACTAATTATCAAAGAACCTGAAATTAGTGTTTCAGATTACACCAGAGGTAGTGACCCTAGTGCAACAAAATTAACAGACCAAGAAACATCTTTGGTTGTTGATTCAGCAAAAGCTTTTAAATTCATAGTAGATGATATTGAAAGCAAAATGTCACATGTTAACTTTAAAGAGGTGGCAACATCATCAGCAGCTTATGCTCTAAGAGATTCTTTTGACTCAGCAGTATTAGCATCAATGTTTAGTGGTGTTTCATCTTCAAGCCCAGACCACATTTTAGGTGCAGATGCAGCAGCAGCTACACAAACAATGGGTCAGCATCAAGGTGGTTCTAATTCTATCGACCTTACAGGTTCTGATGGAACAGGAACAGACCCATTAGATGTTATGGCTTTTATGGCTAGATTACTTGACGAGCAAAATGTACCTGAAGAAGGTAGATGGTTTGTTGCTCCTCCAAGTTTTTATGAGCAACTATCTCAATCTGGCTCTAAGTTACTAAGTGTTGACTTTAACGCAGGTCAAGGTTCTATTAGAAATGGTTTAGTTTCTAGTGGAATGTTAAGAGGCTTTAATATGTACAAATCTAATAACATTGCTGCTGCTTCTACAGCAAGTGGTAAAGTGTTAGCTGGACATATTTCCTCAACAGCAACTGCTCAAACAATTATCTCAACTGAGGTCCTAAGAGACCCAGATTCATTTGGCGATATCGTTAGAGGATTGCATGTTTATGG